GAATTGCTGCTCCTGCTGCTGCGCCGCCTAATGCACCAATAATACCTGCTTTTAAGTCTGTATCATCTGGATTATCATCATCGCCTGGAATTTCTGGATCATCATCCATTGCTGAACGGAACTTTTCTATATCGCCGCGCATTCCTAAACTTGGAGCGCCAACTGGTTCTGCTGCTGACATGCCTGCATTTTTCATCATATTAATAAGATCAGCTACATGATCTTTACCACTAGCATTAATGCTTACATTCATTGATACTGGTTGTCCGGCATCTGCGCCAGGCATTGCAGTTGGCATAGGATCTTCGTTCATTCCACATTCTTCAATATGATCCATTGATTCAATTAATTTTTTCATACTCATGTTCTCAGCCTCCTACAACTGCTTTAGTATTTTCTTCATCGCTAATATCAGATGACTCTCCAACTGGTGCACCTTCTGCACCACTGTGTTCATTTTCTTTGCGAGCTATTTCTAATTCTTTTAATAAATCCATAACACGATTTCCTGCAACGTTATCTTGTGCAGACTCGCCGCCCATGTCTTCTTTTGTAAGCATTGCTTCATATGGAGCATCGTCTTTGGTTTCTTGGTATTCTTCTCTTGGATCATTAACATTACGTACAATAATATATGCTTGATCAAGTCCACAACAACGACCTATATATTCTTGTAGTACTTGACTAGTAGTTGGATATTCAACTTCTGCTTCAAAGTAAGTAACTTCCATATTTTGTAATTGCGGAAAATCTAAAGGACGTTCTTGGATTGGTGTTTTCTTGCCTGGCGTAATATTTACAACACTGTATTTCTTTAGTGCAGTTTCCATTCTTTCTACGCACTCGGGCGTACAATCTGGTCCAGCAATACCGATTTTAAATCCGTATGTCTTTTTTGATTCTGTTAATATTTCTTTAAATGATCTCATTGTGCAATGATCCTGTCCTATATGTATTATTTATCTTTATCAAGGCCTTTTAGTTTCTCTAATAGACTGTTTCTATCAGTAACTACATATCCTTCGCCGTTGATCATACCGTCATCAAGGCCAACTTTTCCGTCCTTATCCATTTTTTCTTTTTTAAGTTGTAGCTCTACCATTTTGAGTTTTTTGTCTAGTTTTGCAACTTTAGCATCTAGTCCTGTTTTAAGAAAAGTCCCAGCAACTTCAAATACTCTACCACTATAACGCTGTTCTACATTCATGCCTAAATCCATTAGATCTTCGTATGCTGTCATAGCTTTATTTGCAACTTCATTTAATTCTTTATCGGCCATATCGCCTAGGCCTTTTACATGCGGAAGTGCTGAACTAATTTTATCAAACTCTGCAATGTCACGCATTGTTTTATTAGTTTCTTCTATTTCATATTTTTGTTGTTCTTCTTCTTGAGCTTCTGCGTCTTGTATAATTTCTTTTGCGTCAGGCAAGTTGAGAAGATCTTCTAATTTTTTAGTCATGGTTCCAATCCATTATATGCTACTATTATTTATCTTCTACGGCCATTATGAAAAATATCCTGTTCAGTAACAATACGGAAATATACACCCTTTTGTTTACACCATGACCTAGCTGCTTCCCACTTTGCTTGATTAATAATATAATGTGCTTGGTTATGTTTGCTTTTTCCTAATTTTTCTTTTAGTGCTTGCGAACTAGGCTTAACTTCAACTAGCTCAACACGTTGCTTTCCATTCTTGTCGGCATATACAATAAAAAAATCAGGAACATATATTGTTTGTTTTCCTGTTAATGGATTTCTATAAGGAATACGTATCGATTCACTTGCCCATTGACTAACACTAGGATGTTCGTCACAAAATTTCATAAACGTAAACTCCCAACCTGATCTATACGTTGGTGTTTTATTACCCATATATTTTTTAGGATTTTTTAGAGTGAATTTGCCTTGTGCAAAATGTGCCATATCATATTACAACATTTCTTTGATCAAATAATTCATAGTTTAACTTTTGATCTTTGAAACCTAACGCACTAGTTTTTGATCTATTTAGATTTAAAATTTGAGCTACAATAACACTTAATTGTACATCTGTAACACCCCTTAATGTGTCTAATAACGATTGAACATTTAAGTTATCTATTTTTGCTTGTTGTAATAATACGCTTGCAGTGTTTATTGCTGCTACTTTATCAAAACCTCTTTTTAAGAAGTAACCAATAGTTGCGTCAACTTCTTCTGGATTATAACTAATATCTAATTCAAAAAAGTTTTTATAATATTCCGGTGTTGGTTCTGTTGATAAAGATCTTGCGTCCGTTGTTGTGTCGCTTTTTGTTCTTGCCATTAAGCTACTCCTGCTAGTGCGTTTGATGCGGTTTGTATTAGTAGAATATTTCCGCCTTGAATTAGATTAATTAGATTTTGATCTATTGCTGCTTTTTCAACTGCTGTAGCATTGTTATATGTATTAATATCAACGTTCGGTATTACACCTGTATTAATCAAAGCCGGTGTAAGTAATGCTTTTGTTGCTGGATCATTTAGTGCTGCTATGATTGCTGCTGCATTGAGTTGCGGAGAGTTAGATTCAGTAGCTGATGATACTGTAGTATCAGATTGTGTATCAGTAGTATACACGCCAGTTGAGCCTCCGGTTGCTGCGGCAATAACAGCCCCAGCGGCAGTGGCAACGACAGCAGCACCAGCATTTGAAGTAAAACTTTTTCCGCCGCCGAACATCTCATTAACTGCTGCTCCGAGTAATGCAGGTAATAATCCTCCTGCTCCAAATTCACCGCCTAATGCATTATCAATAACACCTAACGGACTTTCTTCGACATCGTAACCAACTTCGGCATCGCCAAATCCTACAATAGGATTTTGGTCCACTGTCCCTTCACTATATAACACGCCTTCGTATGCAACTGACATTGATGCTTCGTTGAATGATCCATCAGTACTATCTACATTGCCGTGGTCCCAAGCAGACAGTAAAGGGTTTAATAATGTATATGCAAACCATTGTCTTCTTGCTAGTTGATATATTGTTATATAACTAAAAAATGGAGTTCTTTTTTTATTATTTAAACCGTAGTTTGGCACATCACCAAAATATTTGTCTCTTGGCAAATATGCTGCTTGTGAACCTGACGTCCCACGGTTGCCGTCAGCAAAGTAATATTTGTAATATTCTTTAAGCATTGCACGTACTGCACCCAAATTATCATCATGTAATGTCATTCTAATATCTTGGTAATCTAATCTTGTTTGAATATTTTTCTTTCTATTGTACTGTTGTTTATTTTCTACACTTGCTCTAAAACTAGGTAAGTCTGTTGATTTTACAAGTATTCCTAATTCTTTTTGGAAAAGAAAAGAATTAGCAGTTGAGCTATTGCCAACCTCTGCATTTGGTTGAAATACCACATGATACATGTACTTTTGTTTGGGGGCAAAAGTAAAATTACTATTGGTATAAATCTTGTGCGCATGTTGCGCATCGCGCAAATGTGTGCCCGCAGTTAAATTAAAAAGGAATGCATCTTTTAAATTACTCATGTAAATATTTATCCTTATAGATTAAGTGCGTATATAAAGAAAAGCGAGAATTGACGTTAACCAATCCTCGCTTTTTATAATGCCAATCGTTGAAACTAGTTTAGTTAGAAACTGTTGTTCCGCCAATAGCGCCTGTAGTAGCTCTTGCAACAGACTCACCGATACCAGTGATATCATCGCCACCGAATTGTACAGCGTTATCATAACGGATTGTTAATGAAGTAGTTACTGCATCACTAGTAGCATATGCTAATGTATTGTAGTTTGCTGATTCGATATAACATCCTACTAGTTGGAATCTATCAATTACATTTGCTCCGTCTGTACCATTACCACCGTCTAGGATTTCAATTCTAGTTTGGAATTTGTACGAACCACTTGACACAGCACTTTGCTGCTCAAAGAAGTCAAATTGTCTTTGAAGTTGCTGACCAACAATTTTTTGTACGTTGTTGTTTGCATCTTCACGCAATGTAAGCGTAACTGGTTCCCATGTGTGCTTGCCTGCAAGATATGTTCTTGAGTTATAAGCATCAATTGTCATTTGTTCAAAAGATAAGTTAGGACGAGTTACGTCTACCACTTGTCTTGAAATTTCTCTAGTACCGTCTGGTCCACCAGTAGTACCAAAATTATCTAATAATACTCTAAAACGATACTGTAATTTAGGCATCAATAAAGATGAGTTTGATCCAGCACCCTCTGTAGGAATACTAATATTTTGTAGTGTTGTGATTGGCATTTTTTAATCTCCTGTTACACATGTATTTATGCTGTTTTGGGTGGAGTATTTCATCCACCCATAAAGTGCGCATATTATCCTAGTGCAGCAATCTCCCCAGTATTCTTAAGTCTTAGCGGAATGTAAATAAATTCAATCGCCTTAACTGGTTCAATAGCTACATCTAAATAAAGCTCGTTACGATCAATTCTAGCTGCTGTGTTATTTGATTCATCACATACAACCAAGTAATCGTAAACAGCTCTTAGTGCTACCAATTCTAATAACAGTGCATCTGCCGCTGCTTTAATTTGGTCACGTGTAATCTTGTCATTTGGTTCAAACAAGTATGGTTTTGCCAATAGTTCAAGTTGTCCACGTAAGTAAACAGTCAAACGTGCTACGTTAACTCTATCCAATGCACTTGCATTTCTTGCACGAGTCTTTTGCCCAAATACTACTAATCCTGCACCACTTAAGAATGTAATTGGATTAATTTTATTTGAATATAGTGTATCACGCTGTCCTGTGTTTAGTGCTACTGAAACAAACTCTCCTTCGCTATTAATATAACCTGAGCTTGTTGCGTTGCTTACACCGCCTCGTCTTGTACCTGCTGGAGCAAACCAGGGGAACGCAACTTGGTCGTTAAGTATAATAGTACGTAGTGCCATGTGGCTTGGAGGAACAACAATGTTATTACCAAAGTTGTCACTTGTGAAGCCTGAACCATAATACATAGCCATATACTCGTCAAAGCTCACTGCACCATTGTCGTTGTCTTCAACAGCAAGTTTAACGTTTGATGCCCATTCATTTAATGAAGTTGCGTCTGGTGTTAAACGGAATGGTGTATCACCAACTACAAACGATGTTAAACGTCTATCAGTGTTTAGTGTAATCATTTCACCAATTAGTTCAGGATAACCTGGTGTTGCCATTAAGTTAAACTGACGTGATTCTTCGTCACGTATCTCTTGGTTACTGTTTACTAGTGCTTGTAATGCTTGTACAACACTCTTGCGTTGTGCATGACGTCCAAATGTTCCTGAACCGTCTTCGTTATTGCCTGAGTCTGTTACCCAACGATGTGGATAATAATTGCTCATGCTTAGATCTCCATAACGTCCGTTAGTTCCATTAGTGTCTACGTAGTTACGCTCAAAACGTTTGACATTGAAACCACTTCTACGTGTGTTCCATAGCAACATACCTCTTGGATATAATGCAGGATCTGGAGCATCTGGATCTAAATAATCGCTAGTAATCATTTCTGCAATAGTTGCATTTGGTGCTACTAATGTTGTACCACCAGTGTCGCCATAGCGAGCATCACCAAACAAAATTCCATCTTCAGTAGTTTGATCTGCTTTATCAACTAAAATCCAACCACTTGCTCCTGTTGCAGCAATAGTTGCATTGTATTTGTAAATTACTGGATAGTTTTCTACGCTTGCTGTGCTAATCCAAATATCACCTGTTACTAGTGCTGATACACCGTCTGCTTGTGTTTTTGGTTCAGCTGCTGATACAATTGGACCTTCTGGATCTGTACCACTAAATGGACTTGCAATTGAGCTTTCACCTGACGCTCCGTCATATGCAAGACCTACCCAAGTTTCACCATTGTGTACCATAATGTCAACTTCGTCAACAATTGAATTGTACCATAGTGCGCCTTGTGCTGTTAAGCTCAATGGTGCGCTATTTGAAGCAGTATAAGTTAATGGTGCCCAGTTTGAAGCTACAAACTGCTTTGGTGATGTAGCTGCTGTTGTGCCTGGAGCAAAATACAAGTTAGTTGTTCCGCCTGCGCTTGCACTAAAACCAAATAGTGCTAAACCGCCGTCAGTGTCAACTAAGTCAATTTCACCGCCTAACTTGTGTGAAATCTGTACACGGTTTTGTGCATCAACTACAGCAATAACATTTGTTAATCCTGCTGCGTTAATTTGACCAGCTAATGTATCTGCATCAGCAACGTCAGCAGTAGTTGTAACGCTTACTGTGACTGGTGATGTTTTACTAGCTGAAGCTGCTGTTGTTTCTGCAATAGTAAATGTATATGTAGCTGCTGTAATACCTGTTGATGAAACTTTAGCACTAGTAATTACAGTTGCTCCAATTGCACTTCTACGATATATTTTAAAATCTCCAATTGGTGGTGTAGTACCGTTAACATTAACGTCTGCAAACAAAGAATCAACAGTGATGTTTGTGCCGCCGCCTGTTGGATCTAAACCGTAAATTGCTTGCTCAGGTCTACTAAAAATTGGTGTTACAACTTTGTTCCAAACAGCTCCTGCTGCTGAATATTGTTTTACACTAATGTTTGCGCCGCCATTTGGTTGTGTAGTTTTAAGCCAAACACTGCCTGTTGGTGCAGGTGACGTGTCTGAAGACTTAAAAGTTGGTACGCTTGTGTGTGGAGCAATTTGCACTCTTGGTGCAGAGTATGTTCCAGCTGTTAAACCTAAGTTTGCTACTAGTGTTCCGGTGCCTTCTGCAATACTAACTGTTCCTGTAGCTGTAGTGCCTACGCCGCCTTCGTCAGCAATTGCTGTAGCATCTACATAAATTTTAATTCTGCTATCAATTAGCGCGGCATTTATACCTGTTACCGCCGCTGCATTAATTGCTGTTACTACATCGGTAAAT